GAAGTAACCGTTAAACCAAGCTGTCCTCTGAAATCCTGATTTAACTCCAGTCTAGAATGTGCCCACTGGTCGATAGCTTTTATCAGCAGGGTACCAGCCAGAAGGACTTTTCTACGACTTCCATACTCAAATCCATTCGCCAAGAAATCTCTAAAATCATCCTCAGAGATATTTCCACCAATATCATCCTTGTCAATTCCCATGTGGTACAAACCACCAGTAGTCCTTATATCCTTACCAGAAGTCCCTACCTCATCAGTCCTTGCATCTGCTTTACCGAAAAGAAAAGCCAGCTCTATATCTTTCAAATGTTCTTTAGCTTTTCTCGCCTGAAGCCTTGCCAGCTCATCTTTTCCCTTCAGAGTAGCCAGCATAACCTCATAATCCACCGCATAGGAGGTTTTGAACTTCTGAATGAAGTTGGCAACCTTTGCAAGAGGCATCTCTACATTGTTAGCAACAGAGCCACCATCCCTGAAAGCATTAGAGATTTTTAGAATCCGGTCGTTATCTGCGGGCACAGAACCGGAAGCAGTGGTATCAGAGGTATCGTAACGCAGTCCGGCGTGAGTTAAAGAGTTAATATTCGCAGTAACTTTACCCTCATATTTTGTGATTACTGTAATAGTATCAGGTGAGCCTCTGGTTATGCTCTTCACCAGCATCATGGTATCCTTAGTTACATCCCATAAGAGGTCATTTACATTAATATAACCTCCAAGGTCGTTTCCAGAACCATCATCCAAACTAAGGGTATACACATCTCCAGAGACTTGAGAGGGACTCCCATAAACATACATCCACCTAGTGAAAGGCCTATCCTCGAAGCACTCGAAGATAAAGTTATCTGCCTTCTCTTTTCCCAACTTTTTAGTCAACACAAGAAAAGGGGTTGCGTCCGGCTCTAAATCGAGGATTTTATTTCCCCAATCAATAGTACGCCGGTCAAGCATTATATCCTCAAGTCCCCTGTATGTAGCCATTCTCTACACCTCCAGAAAAATTTTTTCTCCTTTTTTAGTTTTTCTGAAGGTGCTTTAGCCTTATCCAGAGAGTATCCTCAAGAAGAGGGTCTCCTCTAAGGGTGTTAAAGCTACCTTTACAAAAAAGATCACTGAGTTAATTTTCTAACCATGTGAGCGTACGGACTCTGCTTTTTGTCCGCCTCCAGGATAGTCTTAATATAATCCTCATTCTCAGAACTCCTCCCCTCGGAGACGGAGGCCGATTTATCTGTCTGAGAAGAGCCCGCTTTTATCTCCTCTAATATCTGCTTTTTTAATGCTTCTTTATCCACATTTGCACCTCTTTTTGCTTTTGCCACCTCATAAGCAAGAGGAAGCATCTTAACAGTTCGTGCCTCTTCTGGCAGCTTCTCAAAAAACTCATTCATAGCAGGCTTTAGCTCCTCAAAATCCTCCTTTGAGGAGATTTCCTCAACAATTTTTTGCTCCTCAGTTAGTTTCTCTACATCCTCTCTCCTCACATACTCACCAGAACGCAGTTTATGTTCCACGATGGAACTAGCCACTCCTGCAATAGCCATGAAAGGATTTTGTTTTAAATCCTCTATAAAGGCTCTCTGCATAGCCTCCAGTTTCTTTTTCTGCTCCTCTCTATCTGCTTGAGTTTTCGCTTGCCTTACCTGTTGAATCTGGTCTTTTATCTGCTGCAACTCCTTCTCATAATGAGCTCGCCTCTGAGCATCTTGAGTAGCTTTCTTTTGCAGCTCCTGGTATCCCTTCTCAAGCTCCTCTACTGTTTTATACTTGCCTGCGTAAAGTTTTCCTCCTTCTTCTTTTTTTTCCTCACCAGCTTCAGATTCAGGGTGCTCATTACTTTGAGTCTGATTCTGAAGGTCCTGGTCTTTTTTCTCATCGTTCATATTAAACCTCTCCTTTATTTAGTTTGGCAGAGGCAGACTGACCTACCTTCATAATTGCCTCCACATCCTCATCTTTATTTTTCTCTCGCAATGCATCCTCATACCTAAAGATATCATCACGGAGTATCCTTAAAACTTCATAAATATCCAGCTCCTCAACCTCCATAAAAAGCTTTTTTGCCTTATCAAAAGCTTTCTGCACAGGAGCAAAAATCTTTTCTCTACTTTCCTCTTTGTCTGGCATTTTCTTTCTCCTCGGCTTCTCTTTTTATCTTATCCCTTTGAATTCTTACTCTTTGAACTTCATTTAAAACAGAGGCGTAAGCCTGCCACTGTTTTTGAAGGTGGAGTACCTCAGATAAATCTTTAAAATCAGTCCAAATAAGCCCTTTAACTACATCCTCCATTTTTCCTTGTAAAAACTCAATCAATCGCTTCCACCCTGCAGTCTTAACCATAGAATCATAATCCTGTGCTTTCTCTAAAATCTCCTTATCAGTGGACATTATTCACCTCCTTGAGGTATACCAGCAGATAGAGCCTCCTCTCCGGGCCGGGGAATAGTTCCCTGTCTAACTAAATTCTGTATCATAGCCTGAAGATTATTCTCAGGTTCTCTTTCCTCTATTGGTTTTTCCATAGCTTTAGATAATTCAGGCATCTCAAAGGTATCTAAGATTGCCTTAGTTAATCTTTCTAAAGTTCTCGGATCCAACTGCTTCATCTGAGCCAGAATTTGAAGAGCTTGAAGAAGCTGGCTACGTTTATACTCTTTTGTAGCTTCAATATCTGCTGCTGTTACTTGCTCTATAAACTCCACATCATCCCCAGGATGAGGTAAATCTTTTTTACTAACTTCCAGGAAAGCCTTAGCTCCCTGCTCCTCACCGGTAACATCCACAATAGTCTTTTTATCTAAATACTTTCTATCCCAGGCAAGAATATATCCAGGGAGTAGAATAAAAGAGGATTTAATAGCCCACATGAGCTTAAATCTTAAGATTTGAGAGCCTTCCTCTCTCAAACCCATGTGCTCTCCTAAAGTCATTCGCTTAGAGCTAACACCCCCAATCACAGGGTCATGTAGTCCTGTGATATAGCGTATATCCCTCTCTAACAGTTCTGCTTCATTGTAGGAGCCGGCAGTAACATCTCTAATTTCCATCTGGCGCAAGGCTAAGTTAGGATCAACCTGGGGAGGAACATCCACATCTATAACCAAACCCGGGCAGATATTGGACAGCTGGTCCTCATTTAGAATGTCTATGTTTATATTTCTGAGCCAGGGAGGTTGAAGAGCAAGATTTACATTATCAATCCTCTGGTTCTTTATAGTCGCAAGCTCTGCTACTGGGGTCTCAATAGATTTTGGCTCACCTCTACCTAAAATAGAGTCTCTAGTAGGAACATCAGAGAAACATATAAATGGAATAAATCCTACAGGATTTTTTACATTCTGGATAATAATCTTCTCATCCTTTGCTAAAAGAACTTTTTTATCCTTATCCCAGTACTCCAGCATAACTACTATATCCTCAGCTTCTTTCTGAGTGTACTCATTCTCTGTATCCACAAGAGAGGCGTGAGCCTCTTTTAACTCCTCTAGGTTAGTATAACGGTCTTCTCCATACCTTTCTCTAAAAATCTGATTCTCAAGCTCCAGCTCTTTCAAAGAACGCTTGCACTTGTGAATTGCCCACCTCAAGTTATTAAGAAATTTGGAGGCAGGAGAAAAATAAAAATTTCGTATATCGATATCCTGAACTCGAATATTATTACGGTCAAAATCCCAATCCAGCTTGAGAACAGAAAAACCATAAATCAAAAATCCCTGAATTGTCCTTACTATCTGCTCAAATGCCGTAGGATGAAATAACTGCCAGTATAAAAGCTTTCTTCCAACCTTTACCTTCTCCACAGCTTTTTTATTAAGGGGAGATGCGGTAAAATAAGGAGTTCTCCCGAAAAGCATATTTACAAATCGAGCAGTAAGCTGGTCTACTGCAGTTGTGGGCCAGTGAGGAAAAACAGCAGAACGCCCAGCAGCTTCTCTATTTTTTGTAGCCTCACTAGTTCCCTCATAGTTATCTTTAGCAGTATTCCACTCAGTCTCCAGGTTATTAGCAGAACGCCAATCTTTAGCTAACTTATATTTGGCTTCTATCTCTTCGGTTAATGTTTGGTTCTCTAAACTCATTTACTCCTCTTCTCTGAAAATTTACATCCGGCTTTTCTAGCCTGTGAATAAGCAATTGCTACTGCTTGAGATTGCCCTCTCCCCTCATTTCTGTAAAAAGAAATCAACCTTGAAACATACTCCTGACAACTCTCTTTTTTTCTTTTTTTTGGTGCTGGCATATAAACTCCTTTTAATAACCTGTCCTTATATCCGCAGGTTGATATCTTCTCGAATAACTTATTCCTCTCCTTAACCCCTTGGGCTGAAAAAGCTCTAAGAGCATGGAGGTCGCATCACAAACATCATCATGGCCTTTTCCCTCCCCGGTAAACTGCAAAAGTTCAGATTCCAAAATTTTCTGACTCTGGTGAACATAAGTGCAGCTCTCATCTTGAGCTTTGTGCCATATCAACCCCTTTTTATATAGAGGGATAAGGCTTCTGATACGAGAAGCTTTTTTCTGATTTTTCCCGTAATGTTTTAGCTCCTTAATGGGCAAAAGACCCCTGATTTTCCCCTCCTGCTCCAGAGAATAGCGAAGATATTCAGCAGAGTTAGTCTCAAGACCCACCAGAAAGGGGCGATACTGCCAGTAAAGCTCATAGAGCTTATTTATAAGCTGAGAAGGATCAAACCTGTCTCTGACAATATCAAGAATAAAAATATTGCCCAGCTCATCCTGCCCCGCTACCACCATAGCAGTATAATCTGCTCTTGTTTTCCTAGAGAATGCGGGATCAACTGCAATACACACTCTTAACCTTTCCGGGAGTTTCTGAGGAGAATAATATCTGAACCATTGCTTATCAAACTCTGCGGTAGATGAGGAGATTAGTCCTATCTCATACTGAGAGGTATACCATACCGGATCTTTCTCTTTTTCATCATCGAGAAACTGATGAGAGAGAACCTCTGGCATCAACAAAGTACCTTCTCTTCCTTCAGGGAAGATAAGAACATCTTTAAAAGAACTTACATCCGGTAGAACTGCACTATTTTTACGAGCCTGCCCTAAACACAGCTCAAAATGCCGGCTCTCTGCAGGAGTGTGGATTATGTAATCGTACAAATCACCAAAAGCATAAGGAGTACCGATTATAATCATCTTTCCTCCCTGCTTGAGCATAGGAGAGCATTTGCGATAATTCTCAATTACCTGTTTTTGAGCCTCCTCTGTGGCGGTATTCTTTTCAGAGACCACATCGTCAAAAATCATTAAATCGTAGTGAGGTCCCGCCTTAACCGAGTCTATCCCTGCGGTATTTATCGAGGGCATAGTAGAGCCCAAAGACTTTCTGCCTTTTATAAATATCTCCCACTCCTTCCAGGGAAGATTACCCCTGAAAGCTCCTCCGTTTATAGCAATTAACTCCTCATTTTCCGTCATCTGACGCTTGATAAGCCCTAAAATCTTAATCGCATAGGCTCTCTCCTGAGCTAAGATGAGAATGGAGGCATCTGGATTCCTTAACAGGGTAAAAATCGGATATCCCACTGCAATACAGGAGGTCTTGAAGGAATTTCTATGTATCATAATGAGCTTGCGTCTCTTTTTCCTCCAGGTTTGGACCCACTTGCTGATATCCTGCCAGGGATAATCAGGTATCCAGGGAGACTGTGAGTCTCTAAATTCCCGGTAGAGAATGAATTTATTCAGATAAAATAAGCTCTTTTTGGCAAAATGAGCTTTAAGTTTGAGTTTTTTAAGTCTTTCCTGATTCATCCTCTCTGGTTAGCTCCTGCACCTTTTTTTGCTCTCTTTTTCCTGCTCCCCTCAAATACTCTTTCATAAACTCAACTTCTTCAGGGGTAAGCTCAGTGTTGATATTAAGATTTATACTCTCAGAGCGCTCTGTGTAGAAACCCGCCATCTTCTCTATCTGCTGCAGGGCCTTTAGAGTATTGGTATCCTGGCGGGGAGAGGAGTCAGGTGATGTTTTTTCCAGAATAGTTTTATACTTTTTAGCTATATAAGAGCCGTCTATCCCTTCCTCAGCGAAAGCTGCTAGATACTTTTGAATAGAGCGCTCCAAGATAGGATTTTGTCTGAGTTGAGCGAGTTTTACGACCGGGTCTTTATTATCCGGATATGTCCTTTTTACCGCCTCCAGGAGGTCAACTTTTCCCTGTTCTAACCTTCTTTTAAAAGAACGCTGTTTTCTGGATAAAGAATTTTTTTTAATCTTTGCTCTTTTTTTCTGATATCGCTCTCTCCTTTTTTGCCTTTGCCTCTCACGCACCTCCGGGTCTTTCCAGTATTCTCTTTTATATCTTTTTTTAACTTCCGGGTCTTTGTAAGGCATTATTTCTTTCTCTTTTTCTTAGGATAAGGTTGACCTGCGCGTCTTCGTCTACCTATTTTTCCACCTTTTCTGCGAATATATGAACCACGATAAGGGCCTGTGCCGTCCCTTATGCCCCTACGTGTTCTTCCCATTATTTCTTACTCCTTTTCTTCTTTTTTCTCGCTTTAGCTGCCATTTGTTGAAATTTCTTAGAGCCATATTTTTTTCTTCCTATCCAAGCTGCCAAAGCCCCAGGTGATTTTGCTCCCTTTTTAGCCAATTTTTCTTCCAAACTCTTAAATCTTTTTCCAGTCCCTGGTTTGGTTTTTTTCATAACTTTCTTATGAGCCTCAGCTAAAGCTGTAGACTTTGCAATTTTCCCTTTACCTCTTTTTTTTCTTCTTGCCATTTTTTACTCCTCAAAAATACAAGGAACTTTCACCCTATCTTTTACCAGTTCCTTTTCCCTCATTGACGTCAACCTGCTTTTCCTCCCGCAGTTTTTGTTCAACCATTGAACATACTATGCAAAAAAAAGGGGCTTACCTCCCTGAAAGCACACATCATATCACTTATAGTGCCCTCAGAGAGATAAGCCCCTGCTTAAGTCGTAGCTCAGGACTACCTCACTGAGTATTTAATAAAAAAGAGGGCACTCAAATTATAATCAAATCATCTCAACTCGTCAACCCTAGGTTTATATCTTCCCTTATTTTGTCCTTATTTTTGGGACAATTGCCCTTAATTTTGGGTCAAAATCTGGTCTTATGTTAAGTGTCTTTTCCTGGTGGAGGACACAAGGTCAATTTTCTGAGGGTCAACGATAACTTCTATCCTTCCATAGCCTGATTTTTTGATAATTTCGGTTAAAATTTCCTCAATTTCAGCTAAAATTTCAGGAATTTTGGCTTCCAAGGTGATTTCTGAGACAGTTTTGTGTCTAGTTTTCGTGTTTTTGGGACTCATCTTCCATTTTTTTAATAATCTTCAATTAATTTAACCTGTGTTTCTCGACTTTTCTCCCAGTTAGCAATAAAATCAAATATCCTATCTGACCAGCCAGCAAGAAGAACAGTGCGTTTCTCACCTTGGGGAACCTGTATTCCCTTCCCATATCCAGCTAAGTCTACAGAATAGAGCCAACAATCTGGATTTATTTGCTTTCGATATTCTCTAAAAAGAGGAGCGAAATGTCGAGGCGCTCTCCACGAATCAATTTCAGAATCCCAACATTGCATATCAGACAATAAAATCAGCCTATCAACCTTAATTTTATGCTGCAAAAGCAATAAAGACACTTTATAAGCATTGGTAGAAGAGGGAATACAAGAAGATAAGATGATTGCAACATTGGAAAGTATGTCATTATTTCGATTTAGGGTTAGGAAATGTGCATCCTCAGAAAAAACCATTACAATCGCATTGGAAATTTTATTTAACGCAGCTCCCATAGTAGCCGCAACATCACAATATCTCATTACTCCCCTTCTTGATAAACGGCTATCCATAGAACCAGAATTATCTACTGCAACACAGGTATATCCTTCTAATCTTGGCAAGTTTTCAAGACTTAATTCCATAGCCTTACTAATCGCCTCAAGCACAAATTGAGTCTTGGGGGTAGCAACTCGCTGGACTTCTCTATAAGCAGCTAAAAACCTGAAGGGAAGCTGTTTACTATTTTTCACCCTCTTAGGATCGGTTAAATACTCTATCACAGAAGAGAGTTCAACTTCTTTCTCAAGAAAATTTCTTAAATTTCTAAGTAGAGCCATGTATCCCATCCTGGGAATAATCTTTTCCCAAGCTTCTTTTGTGCTTCCCTCTCTCGAGATAACAACCTCCCAAGTCTGGGGAGGCTCTAAGGTATTTTGTGCCAGCTTCTTAAAAATCTCCTCTTGACTTTTATCTTTAGGTTTGGGATGACAGAGAAACATTGCATCTCTTAACCTCACCTGTCCATCCCGATTATATTTTGCAAGTTGATAAGTATCAAACTGATTGAAAGCATTTGCAACAGCTTTTTTAAGGGAATTTGGGATTGGTTTCCCAAATTTATTAAGCTGGTAGGCTATAACTTCAGTTATCTCATCTGCCCTTTTGATAATATGAGGAGCATACCTCACTATGAGACTTGTTCCTTTTACTCTGGGATGATTGGCAAGCTCAACAAGTATAAGTTGGGGAACAGAGCGAAGATACATCTCATTTCTTGCGTAACTTGCAAGTTTAAGACAAAACTCTGGGTCTTTATTCGCAATTTCCCTGAGTAAGTTCACAAGCTCCTCATCACTTTCCTCACCACTCACATAAAACTTAGGCTCTCCCACAAGAGTGCATAAGACTCTTGATACAAGTTCATTCTTTGGGTCAGTTTTGTAACTTACTGCTTCCTCATAATTGAGGATTTCCCTTTGCCCTTTTACTTGTTTGTTAAATTTCACTTCATCCTCCCTTTGAGAATTAAGAGGAGAACAATCGAGAGGAGAATTTTTACAGGCAGGGTTACTGCCTGGGTTTCGTTTGGGCGACGAAGTATCTCCTCTCTGCACTTCCTCTTGATTTCTTAAAGTTAGGGGAGAATAAGCGAGAAGGGAGGAATTTGTCAGCAGGCTCCACCCTGCGAAGAAGTATCCCTTCTCTTCACTTCCCCTTTATGGCGGGGGACGGGACTCGAACCCGCAACCTCTCGATTATCAGTCGAAGTAACTCTACTCTACACTATTCCGAGGAAAGAATAAGCGAGTAGAGTTTAGAGCTCTACCAATTGAGCTACCCCCGCCTTATTTATATTAAATTTTTTCTTTCTCTAGAAACCCGGCTTTTAAAATTTGTCTCGTTATGAGTGAGGGGTATTCCACTACCCCCTCCCATCCCTTGGGGGGCTCCGGGGATACCCTCATTTTTTTCGTATATCCAGGGATCTATTTTTTAAAAAATTATTGCCCTTATTAATTAATTATTATTTTATTATTATTATTTAATTTATTATTATATTATATATAAACCTTAGGTTATTCTAAAACCCCAGGGTATATATATAAATTTTGGGATATCTGAAACCCTTGAAAGCCTGATTGGATGCGAGTCTATATCCCATCTTCTCCCTATTCTTCGCTACCCCTCTTTTCTTCCTATTCTTGTCAATCTTCTTTTATTCTTAGGCTTTCTCTTATACCTCATATTGTTATTAACTAACCTCTTAAGTTAGTTATAAATATTTAATTATTATAATTAATAATAATATACTATAACCCAAGGTTTATATATATCTATTACCTAGCATAGTAGATAAAAACTCAGAATTACATCTACCACACTAGATATAAAAATAGTAAACCCTACTCAACTAGTCAAACCCATAATGAAAACTGCCCACAATCCATAATCAGACTTAAAAGACTTGACAAAAACCTCAAAAATGCTATAATAGAGGCAGAATAAAATTTGAAAAGGAGGGGAAAAATGAAGGCAAGAGAAAAAATTCTGGATATAGCCACAAGGTATCCTGTGGCTACGGGAAGAACAATAGAAATCCCCGAAGGAGAGCTTCAGGAGATGTCC